ATAACCATCATCTGGTGTGCCTTGGTGAGAACCGATATAGTACATATTATTCTTGGAATCGTGCCACATATACACGAATGCTTCACTCATCCAAAGAAGTCCTCTCTAAATATTTGATTGCCCTTCGGAGACCCTCTATATTATCTCCCAATTTACCTATACCCACATTGCAGTTCTGACACAACCAACCTCTAAACTCATCGGTATCATGGCAGTGGTCTAGAATAGCATGATTAGCAGTGTGTATTGATTTTGATTTCTCAAAGAGAATACCACAACAATCACAATTAGATGGTGCAGGGGGTGAAATCTTTCTCAACCGCTTCATATTAATTTTTCCATCTTTATGACATCGGGCACATTTGCGATCTTTCTTATCCTTGTATCCAAAATGAGTATAAAATTCATCTATATGTTTTTCTTTTTTACAGACAACGCAAGTTTTAGTTTGGTCTTTCGGAAGGGAATCATAACCCAGTAAAGTGTTCATCCAAAGAAGTCCTCCAATGATGCTTGGGGTTCGGCAGTCCAACCAACAGCATCCAGTATGGGTTCAAGTGGGTCTACAAATGTCTTGGAGAACATCTTGTCATAGTCGATGTACTTCTCCAGTTGCAACTCACGAGGTAGGTTTTGGGGATAGGAAATCACATTCTCCTTGATAGGATTCGGTGTCTTGAGATAGACAAACTTTATCTTCTCCCCATTCTTGATGACTTCATGTCGCATACCCTTGGTATACTTATTGTACAACAGTGCACCCCGAACATGGATCGGTGTACCCTTCTTGTATATGGTTTTCTTGTCTGCCCACTTTTCTACCGCACTCACTCCACGAGGGAATGATATGTCCTCGGCAGGGAGTTTGACAAACTCGTTGCGGAAATTACGAATATAGTTCTGTGTCTGATCCTCGGTGCCATTGATGATCACACCAAAGACTTCCTTGAACTTATCACGCACCACTTGAGGTGTGGATGACTTGACTGCTTCGATACCCATCATCTTGAGTTTGGGTTCGGCAAACTGGACACCCTCGTTGTTGTGCACATTGAGAATGTATCGTTTCTTTGCCACCCAGATACCACGGTCAGCAATCACCTCACGACCCATCTCCATACGGTTGACATACGCATTGGTATAGTCTGCGAGGTCTTCGTATGCTTTGGCAAGAACAGGTTCAAAGTGTTCGGAGCAAATCTTGTCCAGAAACTTGACAGGGTCTTTGGGTTTGAATTTATCAACCAGAGTACCCATACGCATATAGACCGAGTCAGTATCAATAGCAATCACATAGTCTTCATCGGTGCCTTGGAGTTTGTTCATCTCTTTGTTGACTGCTCGTTCTGCCCACTTGATGGATAACTGTCCTGCCAGAGTAATAGACTCGGCAACCCTCTGATCAAAGTATCGGAACCATCTGTTACCTAGTGCACCATAGAGACTGTTCATAAGAATCTTGATAGACATCTGTTGGTTATCAAGAGTAGCAATCTTGTTGGCAAGACCCTTGCGAGGATACTGCTCATACTCTTGTTGTGCTTCCAACATCTGCTTCTTGATCTCTCTGCGTTCGGCATAGTACTGTCGAATCACACTAGGGATGATACCTTCTTTCTCTTTGGTGAACCGAACACCCGATGGGGCAACCGCATAGTTACCAGTGGTATTGGTTACTCCTGCAAGCATTCGTTCCACATCAGTATCGATCAGACCATCCACCACAGTTTCGGGTGACATATTGTATTGTACAATGATCATCGGATACAGGGAGTTCAAGTCAAAGGATGTTACCCAATCATGGGAACCGACTTGAGGTTCTTTCACATAACCTCCTGCAAAGTCACCCTTGGTTTTTTCTTCTTTCGAGGGAACCGCAATATGCTTGAGGTTGAGAGTACGAGAGATGATGGAATCCAAGATAGTGGTTGTACCAAACACATCTTCATAGTTTACACCACCACGGTATGCCATAGTCATTGCCAGAGTGATCAGTCCGAGTTTCTCTTCCAACAGGTCAACCAGTTCAACATCTCGAATGTTGTAGTCAATGAACTTCTGGTGATCTTCCTTGTACAATGTGTGTAGGTTGCCGTGCTCCTCATACGAGAGTTTGCGTTCACCCAGTACGACATGGGCAATGTGATCCAGACGATAGGACTCTTGTTGACCCAGAGTGTTGAGAGTAAACTTACGAAACAGATCATAGTAATCCAACTGAGCAATACCCATGAGGTCATAGGTGTCCACATCCTTCATACCCATCTTACCACGAACAGTACGAGACGAGACGGTGCCCCAAGGTGAGAATCGTTTGACAGACTCATCACCAATAACCTTCCTTGTTCTATTAACAAGATAGGGAATATCAAACTGCTTGGTGTTCCAACCAGTGACAATGTCGGGTGAACCATGACCCTGCCAGTAATCTAGAAACTTGTCTAGCAGTTGCAGTTCGGTGTCACACTTCGTGTAGATTGCTTTCTCTGGTGGATCATAATCACCCAGACCCCACACACGAAAGAAATCTTCTTTACTGGATTTGGTGCATATAGAGATAACTGGATAGTTTGCTTGTTCTGGTTCGGGGAATCCCTCATCGGATGCAACCTCAATATCGATGGTGGTGATTACAGGTAGTTCACGATCAAACTTGATGTCCCTCGGAAACTTCTCTGCAACAAATTGTGAGATGAAATTGTTCTGACCATAGACCTTGAATGTGTCTATATGTTGGTACCGTTTTGTGAACTCGGTTGCTTCACGCATGGTCTCGAACTGGATAGGTTCGACTGACCTACCATCTAGGGTAGACCACCCACTGTCACCCTTACCACTGACATACAGGGTAGGTTTGAAAGGGATGCGTTTTTTGACTCGTTGACCGTTGGAATATCCACGATAGAGTAACGCAGACCCATATCGGTCAATTGATGTGTAAAAATCCATAAACTCTCCATAATCTGATGTTACACATTATACAGGACAGAACTAGGAATGTCAAGGAATAATTTTAAATCCGTTGGCACGCTCCCAAGGTTTATACTTCATACCCTCATGCTCTTGGGTTATACCAAATGATTTAGAGATCACTTGGGTCGATGCAAGTTTGAATGGGGAATCTGTCTTACAATGAAAGTTATATGTATTACGCAGTTCGGTTGCGGTTGAACCTACATTAACATGATAGCAATCACCATAGTGAGTCATCCATGTATAGTCTCGATCATTCTTATTCTTGTGGGTCAAGTAAGTCTTGACCAGTCTCTCCACACAACCGTAGGGCCCACCATTGAGAGGGAACTCTTGATTCACTAACAAGTCATGCATGAAGAGAGCACACCTACGAGAGAATGAATAGCAAGACATGAACAGTCCGTGATTGGCATAGTCCAGTCCGTGTTCCATAGTGAAATCAATCTGTCGTTTAAATTCATCGGGGTCTAGCAGATAGGAATCATGTTCCATTACATAGAACCGTTCCCTGCTTTGGGTGCGGTTTCTTATCATCCTCCAGTGACTAATATCCCCTGCTCTCTCCGAGGGAGTACTGATAGATTGTAGTTGCATCTTTTGAAGTAGAGGTTGCCAGTTGTAGAGGGGTTCTAGTTCTGAGATGGTATCGGGAGTATAACACTGAACGACTTCAATGTCAAGGATGTTTTGTTTCTGCCACGATTCCAGTGCGATCTCTGTATACTTCACAGAGGTCGGATTATTCAAATCTGCAATCATGTATGCTTTCATAATATTGGAAGGGGAGTTTCCTCCCCCACCTCAGTTTTTTAGAACAGGGGTGATAGTGCAAGTACTACAACACCCATACTTGCTACGAACAACCCGAACTCCATTTTGGTTTCAGTTGACATTTTGTTTCCTCGAAAAATTTAAGATATTTTAATTTGACGAGGTCGCTTCTCTTTTGGGATTTCTAACTTCAAATTTACTGCAAGAATACCGTCTTTGAGAGAGGCACCAGTTACTTGAACATACTCGGAAAGTCTAAACTGCCTTCTAAAGTCCTTCGTGGAAATTCCACGATGTATCACTTCTCGGTCTCTAGACTCATGCGAACCACTGATTCGCAATGAGCGTTCTTTCTGTTCTACAATCAGTTCTTCTTCTTTGAATCCCGCAACCGCCACCTCTATTAAAAACTCATCTTCCGTTACCTTCACAATGTTATGAGGTGGATAATGGTCATTTGCGTGTTTAGTTGCGTATTCCAATTCGTTGAACAAATGGTCGAAACCAATGAATGCGGAACGTGGGAATAGTTGTTTACCTACTTTTAGATTTGTCATGTTGCTATATCTCCTATATTTTTTTAGCAAGATTATGTAAGAACCCGAACTATTACGGCATCCTTACGATTTGTCACTTTTCGTGACACTACTATATATAAGAATTTACTTCTCTATATAAAGTTCTTTGGATCAGTATCGGGATCACTCTCAAAACCAAACGAGAATGTGACTCGTGATACTGATGGTTTCAATTGGTGATATGTGCCTCTAGGTAAATAGACACAATCACCTACTTTCAAAATACGAGTCTCGTCTGCATTCCTTGGTTCTTCGGTATAACCGACTGTAATCTTACACTCACCAATTGCTTGTAGCAGGAATACATCCATACTGTCACAATGTCTAGGGTATGAACCAGAGTCTTGTCCAAACCCAACAAATGCAATGTTTGTAATTTGGGGTGCACCCTTTGTATATTTAAACTTCTTGGGTGCAGGATCAACAAAAAACTCTGTCATCTCTTGATGAATCTCTTGTGCAATCTGAGGTGCAGATGGTCTCCGATGAAACTCATTACATCCGAGACGATTCTTCTCACGATTCCAATCGTATAATTTCGATGGATGGGTATCAATCATATGCATCATGGTGTTCCAATCGTATCCGACAATGTCCTCTATACGACCCCACCAGTGCTTCTTCGCACGAATCTCTTCGATATGATGTTGAAACAGACCTGTTGCCATTATTCAAATATACCCAGTTTCTTTCCTATGGTATTATCCAACTTCTTCAAAGGAATAGAATCTTGATGCAATTCAAGTGCCTTCTGCTTGGGACTGGTGTTGAAAGTCTTACGGAACCAGATGTCTACTCGGTCTGCAATGTTTACTACTTTTCGGAATACCTTACCAAATCCACGATTTACAATTCTCATTAGAACAACTCCTTCTCAGTAAATACTTCAAAATCCATATAGTTCTCTTCGGCAAACTTCCTTGCTTCTGCCCACTTTGCTTGATTGATCTTCCACTTCTTTTGATAATGAGGTTTTATCTCAATCATCTTTCTTACTATGTTACCCTTCTTGTCGTGAATCTCAACCCAGAAGTCTGGATAGTAGGTGCGGTGCTTACCCTCAAACACATAGGGAATCTTGAACTCTTCACTTGACCATTGTAATATACTCGGACACTTATCACAATACACCATGAACAGTCGTTCCCAACTGCTACGGTATATAATCTGTTTTATGTTACCGTTATACTTCCATGCGTTCCTTGGAACGAACCTACCCTTGAAGTTATTAAACATTCAACCACCTCAATAAATAAAATTATCTAATGTAACCTTTTCAAATTTAGACAATCTATCAGTAATCAGAATTGTCTTTTTATCCTCACCTGTGGGTTTGACATACTTCTCTTTGATTCCTGCACTGTCATCCCATTTCATAGATACAGACTTTCTATCCTTTGGCAACCCCGCAGTCTCTCCAATCTTCTTCCAGTTGTCTGCAAGATAAACAGCACCCTTCTTACCATCTCCGATTGTAGTGAGTATGGCAATCAAGTCATCACCATATCTATCATACCAATCTTTCTTTGCACGATTACGAACTGCCTTGAGAACTTGACTTCCCAGATTAGGTATATGTTTAATCATACAGAACCGTTTGTTATCGGCAACCATGTTAAACATAGGGTCAAACTCTTTTTGAGATTTGTCAAAGTAGTTCAGTATTGCCTTGGGTGTTGGTTTAAACCCACTACCAATCCAGAATGTACCTACCAACTCCTTATCATAGTAAACAAGATATTTGATACACCGACCAACAGTTCTCGCACTCGCAACATAACTGTGATATTTGACCACAATATTATCTGCGAGTTTCTTTTGACTCGGTGTCTCTGCTATAGTTATGTTTAATCTACTCAAAGTGCCTCCACGACACGACCCATCCTATCAAATACGAATTTGTCACCATAAAATTTATTACAATATTGGCACTGCGGAATGATATTATCGGGTGACATATCCAACCGAGGATCGCAGTGCCCCTTCTCTAAAATTACCTTACCATGTTCAAAACGATGTTTTGTCCCTTCTTTCTCTCCACAAGTAGCACACCTATTATCATAGGCACTCTTCATCTCAGTGAAGTCAGAAGTATTTAGTTCGTTCAATCTTTTCTTGGCATGGAATGATGGGTGAGGTTCCTTCGTAGTTACCAGTCGGTAGTTGCCCTTTCCATCCTGCTCGACATACCAACCAGATTGTTTACCAAGGTGTCTGGCATCCTGTAGATCAGACCCTTGATAGTTAATTAGTTTGGCAATCTCTCCCTTGGTCAACCAAGTCCCTTCGTACTCGTGTAAGACCATCAGAGTCTTGTACTTGTTGCTCCCCTCTCGGAAATTGAACTTGACCCCATGTGGTTTCAGATAGGTTTCCCAATCAGATCGTAAACTCATAATATAAATCCTCATTCTCAATACAAGTATTATACCACACTAGATCGAGAGTTGTCAAGCGATTATATCACTTATTGCCAATATTATATTTGGGACACAACTCCCACTGGTCTTTGTCTTTGAATCCAATGATCTTAATTTGTCTTAGAGGTGCACAATCTACTGCTACTTCCTTGTTCTGTATCTCTACAAGTCCCCAGTCTGATAACAATGTCGCAATAGTGTTTCGTCTCTCGACATCTGATTTCTCTAAGTTTGCTTTCTTACCATCCAAGATAAACAGTTCTTTGAAGTGTACGATATAGTACCTTCCCTGTTTATGGAGGATATGGCAGGACTGAAACAGTTTGTTTTCTTTGCGTGATGCCACTCCGATTCTTGTTAGAGTTTCACGCACTTTGAGGAAATCATCAGGTTCTGCCAGAGTGATCTCTAGCATACTCGCTGGTACCCATGATACTAAGTTATTTTCTTCCACCTTTATTCACCTTGTCTTTTATTTGTTTAATTTGAGAAGGTGAGAGAAGAGGTAGGATTTGCCGTGTTTTTTCATTGCTATATCCATAATATCTTTTTACCGACTCAAGGTCATGTTCCAATTCAGGTTTTACCCATTTTGAGAAACGCTTCCGTTTCCTAACTATATTTATAAGAAACGAGAATTGTAGACGAGAGTCTAGGTGGTGGTATTTGTTCATCTCATTCGCAAGAACGACAGTATCAGAGAAGTAAGATAACGAACGGTTTACCATGAAAGGTAGATATACTTTCTCGTCATCCGAGGATTGCATAATATCTTTCTTGGAATAATTAATCGCATTCACATAATCAAAAGGTTTTATCAAGGTATTAAACTCCGTTTCCAAGGTAAGTCAAAAGGATCAGCATCTTCTGTAGTTTCAAGTACTATACCACACTTAGCAAGGAAAGTCAATCCTTCGTCTGATTTATATCCGTGGTCGTAGACGACTCTTTCGATTCCTGCTTGGTGGATGAGTTTTGCACAGTCAATACAAGGGGCACAGGTCGAGTACAGAATTGCACCCTCCGCCGATTCCGTTGACTTTGCAACCTTTGTAATCGCATTCGCCTCTGCATGAAGCACTTCCTTTTTAGTTTTTAGTTCTCTACCATATCCAGTATTACCAGATTTTATTTCTTCTTCGCAGTTATTATCCCATCCACTAGGCATACCATTATACCCAATAGAGATGATACGATTGTCTTTCACAATGACACAACCAACCTTCATCCTTCTTGCGGATGATAGTTTGGCATATGTCTTTGCGACTTCTAAGTGTGCTTTGTCCCACTTATCCAAAGTCAAACTCCATCTGAGTTTCAACCCACTCATTACCTACCTTGGTCAATGATGTGGGTTTGTGTTGAGGTTTCTCTTCCGAATCTGGAAGGACTATGATATAATCACCAGACAGATGCCTCATATTGGCATACTCGTCAACAATAACATCATTGGGTTCTAGGTGATTATGAGGAATGTAACGAATCATTTCAACTACCCGACAATACTTTAGCAATGTCTGGTCGGAAATAACTATCTGGTTTCATTATTTTACCATCCTTATTTTTGATTGCTTTGCCATCAACAAACTTGGACATATTGCTTGCTCGAACTTCTTCCCAGACTCTATCGAATGGAATGTCCAAGGTGGATGCCATACCCATGATGACCCATACCATATCTACAAGTCCATCTGCAACTTCTACGAGGTCTTGTTTCTTGAATGCTTGGAGTGTCTCACCATACTCCTCACTGATTAGATTCATGTAGAGGTGTGCTTGATCAGATTCAAGTCCCCCAAAGTCAGGATAGTCTTGTTCTCCTGCCATCATAAAAGTTTCTACATCTGTTTGATAATCCATACTATAATCCTATTAGTCCCCAACCGTGGTTGGCAATTGCATTTAAAATGATAAACCAACAAGTTGCCATGTGTGTCAACCACCATACAGTGCGAATTACTGCCACTGTATCTGCTTGCTTGTCAGTCTCTCCTACTTTCTCACCCAGACTCTTTGCCCAGATTCTCCACCACCTACTCATCTAAATTCTTTTTTCCCTCTTTTCGGAATCTCTTATTATACCCTCTTTTAATCTTTTTTGCAACCCCACTTCGTGAAAGATAACAATAATATTTTTTCCAAGGGGTTAAAGCATCATACTCTGCCCCACCCTTCATTGGTATTTTTGGACTCTTCTTAGTCATCTTGTTTACCTACATACTCGTGTGAATAAGAGAAACAGTTTCGGGCAATCCACTTCCTTTCATCAGTGTCGGTTGCTACCCTATCCCTCTCCTGCATATTCTTAGATGTCGGTTTCCATAGTTCCGACTCGTTTCTGTATTTACCCATCCTTGGATGTGCGGTTTTACTGAAATATCTTTTCCCTTCA